AATATATATATCTCTACGTTTATAGCCGAGCGTTGTCAGAACGTGATTTAAACGATTTATATTTATCACCCTACCAATTCCTGATCCCCGCCTGACATGCGCCCAGTAGCCTACATAAACAGAGAAGCGGGTAAATAATGAGGCAATAATGAGATTAAGTAGATTATTCATCGGCCGCGTCATACAGACCACTACGGGTCCAATAGACGTAACGGCCCCTATTCTCGCTTATGCCTCAGCTATTCAAACAGGAATTAGTTCGGGCGCAGGTGAGGTTTATACTAACGAAGCAGGTGGAACGTTGTACTGGTATGTAAGTACTAGTGCAACTCCACCTACAATTGAAAATCATAAGGCTGGAACTAACGCCGTAACATTTGGAAATCAAGTAATATGAGTTTAGCAAATTGGGTAAGAATGACAGTACTATCAGCGCCTGGCCCAGGGATAATTACCCTTGGGTCGGCGGTGTCTGGACATATAAGCTTTACAGATGCCTTTGGTGGGACTGCTACCCAAGAGGTATTCTATACCGTCATTGATGGTGAAAACAAAGAAAACGGCGTAGGGACTTTCACAACCTCTGGAACAACCCTAGCTAGAGATACTATATTAGAGACCTTGAATGCGGGGGTGTACGATGATACCGCCCCTGCAGCCTTAGACCTATCTGCGAATGCCCAAATATTAATTAGTCCTAGTACATATAACTCTACTAAGTATCAAAGAGTATATAAAGACCTTGAGGGTGTATATACTCCAGCAACGGGCGCTGCCGCGCCTGCAGTGTCGACTTTTAAAACAGTAAACGCAATAAATATTTCAGCTCGAAATTATGGTGTTGGTGACGCCTCTGATTGGGAGTTTCACATGCCACATGACTGGGCGAAGGGTACAGACCTATTTATTCATGTCCATTGGGGACATAATGGTACCGGTATCTCTGGCACAATGACTTGGGATTTCGCAGCTACCTTTGCACCTCGATCAGTAGCCTCCGGAGGTGGAGATACTTTTGCTGATGATGCCTTTGGAAGTATTTCCACCGGAAGTTTGAGCATTGGCTCCTTCCCCATACATTCCCATGTAGTAGAAGAGGTTGCATTTAGCAATTCTGGCGGTACGGGTAATTTACTCAATACTAGTAATTTAATTGTAGATGGAAAAATATTACTAAGACTGCAAGCTTCAGCTATACCTTCGATTACGGGCGGTATAAATCAACCCTTTCTATTTGGGGTGGATTTACACTATTTAGCAGACTTAACAGGGACTCCTTCGAAAGATCCTGATTTTTATGCGTGGTAACTATGTCATTTGGAGATGAGCCGTTCGCGGCAGATACAAGCTTTAGCAGTACTCCTGCAGAACGCACTAAACTATCTGTTACCGTGCCGAGCGGCTTATCTGCTGGACAAACATACTATATACACTATTTACAGACTGATGCAGCTGGAAATGATTCTGCACAGGTAACTAGTGGAAGCTTCACAACCGCTTCTTTAGTAACTACTGATGTAGCTACGTTAGTCCAGTGGGAAGCAATTATCAATGCGCAGCGGATCCTAAGGCCAGAATGGCCTAATGATCTCATAGCGCAGAAAAATACTATCATAGAGGCTACTCTAGCTGTACAAGCTAATAGAACAACCCTAATAGAAATAATAGCTGATATTATTGCTGATGAAAACTTATTAGTAGAGTGGACTGAAACTGCCGAGGTACTACTCGATGTAGACCGCACACTAAGAATTGAATGGTTACAGGACCTAGCTTCAGATAATACCTTATTCCCAGAATGGTCTGCGTTTATTGATAGCAATCAAACAATTTTGGGAGAGTGGTCTCACCTATTGCAACGCACACAAGTAATACAGGCGGAGTGGACTTCACTCCTAGATTCCGACATTACTGTTACAACTGAGTGGGCTAGAACTATTCTGGCAACTGAAGCGTTGCTTCTTGAGTGGCAGGAAACCCTACAAAGCAATAAAGATACCTTAGTGGAGTGGGCTAACTTAGTCGACTCGAACCATACCTTATTAGCAGCTGCTGATGAGGATATGCTAGCTAATTCGGCTATATTAACTGAGTTATCTCAAGGAACCACTAGTTTACAAAATATACTTGTAGAGTGGTCAGGAATTATAGCGACACTCTTAGATATTGATAGAACAGTACTAGTTGAGTGGGCGCAGACTGTTAATAAGGATACCATCAGTATTACTGAGTGGTTAGCCCTTATCGACTCAGATTTAAGTTTCCCAGTATCTGCGGCACTAGAAGTAGTTGTAGATAAAACCATGCTTACAGCTAATGCGGAAGACTTAAGAAAATCCTTCACTTCTATAATGGAGTGGAAGAACGATGTAAGTGTGGAGAATACCCTCCCAATCTCATATCGTGGCTACATCAATGCAGATATTACTGCTGCAATTGAGTATGCGGCCGATGTAAATCAATTAATTGATAGCCCTATAGCTTGGTTAAGCTCTTTAGGTATCGATACAAGCTTATTAATAGACTGGGATGGACAGGAAATTACGTTTATCTCAGGCAACAACAGAAAATGGACATTATCAAAGAAGGATAACACTTGGACAATTTCGAAAGGCGACACAGCGTGGACCCTTAATTAAATATAGAGAGGAAAATAAATGCCAGTAGTAGATACTGATATTGTTGTATATGGCTCAGCCAATATGCGAGAAACTGACTCTGGGACCCAAGGCGGAGCCCGAGACCCAGCAACCTTAGTTGTTTTCGCCGAACTAATCGGAGGTAATACTACTATTACAGTAGTCTCTAATAACGCCGGCGATGCCCAAAATTTAACTGTGACAGGCCGCATTGCAGATGGCAGTATTGTTGATGATATAATTACCCTAACTGGTAATACTCCTGCCGTAGGCGCTGTAACATTTGAACGAGTGTTAAAAATGGTACTAAGCGCGACAGCTGCAGGAACCGTTACAGTGACCGAGACCACAGGTAGCGAGACTATTGTGGCAATGCCGACCGGTATTACTACTGTGCGTAGGCCGTTTTACAATGTAAGTGCAGATGTATCTGGAGGTGCTCAGAGAATTTATTACGAAAAAATATTCTTTGAAAATGAGAATGCGACCTCAGCACTAACTAACGCCACTATCTCAGAGCAAGGCGGAAGTGTTGCAGCCAACATCGACTTCGCACTTGAGGCTACCTTAGACGGATCGGACACTACTACCAATAGAATCACCAATCCTCCAGCCGGTTATACCTTTGATAGTGCTACTAAAAACGTGACTAATTCTCAGAATCACACCCCGCAGACTGCTCAAGGTGTTTGGCTACGACTAACCTTAGCTGATGGTACAGCCGCAACGAATGGCAACTACCAGCTTAGAGAAGCAGGACAGACAGTATAATGAGTGAAGTATTTGAGGAATTAGAGAAAACACCGGAGGAAAGTTTATTGTTTGATATGAATTTTAGTAATAGATTAGTGTCTGGCGAAACTATATCTGCGGTCACTAATTCTTCATTTACTAATAATGGCTTAGTATCCGGATCTACCAATATTACTCTAGGTGACGCAGCCTATACAGGTGGAATCGTTCAAATACGTATTTCTGGGGGTCAGTTATATGAGCAATACACAGTTATGCTCTCTATAACTACCTCACTTGGGAATACCCGAGTGGGCAAGGGATTACTGAGGATAGTGTAATGACCGATTTAAAACGACTGGAAGTCAAGTATATCCGAGATGGAGCTAAATCTGCATATGAGAAAGACACAGAGTGTTTTATTTGTGGTACAGATCAAGAATTGCAGCTACACCACTTTAGCTCCCTCTCTTTACTTTGGGAGAATTGGAAGCGTAAGAACAAAATAACTATCAGCTCTGTTGATGAAATCATGGAAATTCGTGAAGTTTTCATTGAAGAACATAGAACGGAGATATATGATGAAGTAGTAACACTATGTAAACATCACCATATGGATAGATTACACAAAATATACGGTAAATCACCTTTACTTTATACTGCCAAAAAGCAGAAAAAGTGGTGTGAGATACGACGCGAAAAGGAGTATAAAAAGTAATGGCCTGGTTTAAGTGGGGCAAAAGTGATGAGGAGGAACTGCGTGATTTAGAGAAGCGAATTAATGCTCTTGATTACGACATGTTGAAATCGAATCCGGCCCAAGAAGAAATAGCCAACGATCAGTTATCATCTACACAATATACTTCTAGACACACTAGAAGTCATGTGTCTGCGTACAAAAATCTAGAGGTAGTTAATCGTGGTGTTAATATGACAGTTGACGCCGTAGCAGACTTTAAAGTTGATATCAAGGAAAGAATTCCTGGACTAACTCCAGTTTCTACCCATATGCGACGTGAAAAACTAGAGGTTTTGCTAAATCATAAAGCGAATCCTTATATGTCCTCACACGAGTTGATGAGACAAGTTTCTTTAGACTTAATTTTAGAAGGTAATGCTTTTCTTTATTGGGACAAGGTAGGGCTATATATTCTACCCGCTATCAATGTGGAGATTATCCCTGATCCGAAGAAGTTTATTAAAGAATACAGGTATAATAACGAGAAGTTTTTACCAGAAGAAATTATACATATTCGAGATAATGCGTCAGACTCAGTTTTCAGAGGGGCTTCTAGATTACTATCTGCTGTATCCAGTATTACAATACTAAATACAATGAATACATATCAAAATAACTTCTTCAAGAATAATACTATTCTTGGGGTTGTACTAAAAACCCCAGATATGTTATCTCCAAAAATTAAACAACGAAAGATTTTAGAGTGGATGCGTGATTACAACGCGACTTCCGGAGGCAGACGACCAGTTATTTTAGATGGTGGCTACGAGCTAGAAGACCTCGCTAAATATTCGTTTAAGGAACTAGATTTTGCCGAATCTATCAGAACCCAGGAAGTCAAAATCGCAAAAGCGTTAGGAATTCCTCCAGTTTTGTTAGAGTCAGGAAATAATGCTAATATAGCCCCAAACCTAAAGTTATTTTACACTAATACAGTAATGCCTTTACTTGAGAAGATAATTACAGCGTTTGAGATTTATTTTGGCTTTGATTTAAGCCCGGTTACTGCTAATATACTTGCTCTAAGACCAGAGCTAAGGGACCAGGCCAACTACTATTCAACATTGGTAAATGCGGGAATTATGACCCGAAACGAAGCGAGAGAAAAGCTACGTTTAGAAAAATCTGATGATGAAGTCGCGGACAGACTAGTCTTGCCAGCAAATATTGCCGGTAGTGCGTCTGACTCAACTGTAGGGGGTCGCCCTGCAGATAATGACAACGAGGATTAAATATGAAAAAATTATTTGATTTACCCGTTGATTTTAAAATAAAGGTTCATCACGACGAGGATGGAGAAGAAAAAGTTACCATTGAAGGCTTTGCCAATACTACAACAGTAGATAGAGTGGGAGACATTATTCTCGAAGAAGCATGGACTAAGGGCGGACTAGAAAATTACTTAAAGAACCCTATTATTTTAGCATACCACAATCATGACAGACCAATAGGTAAAATGACGGATTATGCTGTAAATAATAGAGGGCTAAAAATAGTCGCCGATATTTATAAATCAGCAGGGGAAATCTTCTCCCTAATCAAATCAGGTGTCTTAACAACTTTCTCGGTTGGTTTTAGAACTAAAGATGCCGATTATGATATTGAAACGGATTTGTTTGTAATCAAGGATTTAGAACTGTTCGAAATTTCTGTGGTTAGCGTTCCTGCTAATGCAGATTCTACTTTTTCTGTTAGAAAGTCTTTTAAAGATGAAGATGAATATAACTCATTTAAGTCTGAGTTCAGTAAAGACACAAATACAGTAATAGCTGGGGGTGTGTCTAAGCACGACTCAGAAAATATAGAGGAAATAAAAATGCCAGATATTGATAAGGCACAACTTGAAGCAGATCTTCGTAAGAAGATCGAAGATGAAATCGCTCAGAAAGCAGCTGCGGAAGCCGCTCTGAAGCAAGCCGTAGCAGATGAAGTGAAATCAGCTACTAAGTCCACTGTCGAAGTGGTACAAGAACGTGTAGAAGGTCTTAAAACTGAAATCGAAAAGCGCCTAGAAGATGATTCTAAGAGTTTTTCAGAAGCTGTTGAATCTCTAAAGAATGAGATTAAAGAGTACGCCGAGCAGCTAAACGCTATTAATAATAGCAAAATGTCTTTTACTAATAAGGGAACTATCACTCCATTTACCCCACAGGAAATGGATGCGGCAGTACTTATTTCTAAGATGTCTAACAAGCCGATTACTGAAACTAAGTATTTCCGTAACCTGGTAGAGAAATCAGATCAAGCTCACCAAACCGGTATGACTGCCGCAACTGGTGATGCAGCGGATTGGGAATCAACCTTCTCACTTCGTCTTTGGGATGATATTCGTGAGCGTCTAGTTATTGAAAACCTATTCAATAGTTTCGCAATGCCTTCTGTTACTATGAATATGCCACTGAATCCTGAAGCCGGCTACGGTACTTGGGTAACTACTGCCCAGTTTGGTGATGCTACTGGCCTATCTTCAGGTACTGCGCAAACTCATGGCCTGACCGACACCACTATCAGCGCGTATAAGCTAGCTACTAAAGAGCTACTTACCTACGAAGAAGAAGATGATGCGATGATCGCAATGGTTCCTCTAATCCGTGATGCCGCTGTTCGCCGTATGGCTAAATCTTCTGATAAAGCTCTACTTAATGGTGATAAGGACGTGGCTATTAATGCGACTGAAGGTGCTTACCCATTCAACGGTCTAGCAACTATTGCTAAGGATGATACGCGTACTATACAGTTAGAGGGTACTCTTGCATCAACTACAGCGGCGGATCTCGCTGATTTTCGTGCTATGCGTCGTGCAATGGGTGTCCATGGGCATAACCCAGCAGATCTAGTTTTTGTTGTTAACCACGACACCTACTACGATCTACTTGAAGATACTAGTTTCCAGACAATGGACAAAGTTGGTGAGCGCGCTACTATTATCACTGGTCAAGTTGGAGCAATTGGTGGAACTCCAGTTATTGTTTCTGGTGAGTTTCCTGCCAAAGCCGCTAACTCTGTTGCAGCGATCGCTGTACATATGGGCAACTACCTGCTAGGTAACTATAAGGGGCTTACTGTTGAGCGTGAGCGTTCAGTAGAGAAGCAACAAAACCTTCTGGTTGTTACTCGTAGATTTGGTATGATTGAGCTGTTCCCAGCAAATCCAACTGTTGTTGCTTTAATCAACCCAGCTTCCTAATTAGGTAGTTGGAGTTACTTGGGGCTTTTAGCCCCAAGTAAACTTATAATAGGAATACTATATGACAAATTTAGTTACTATCGGGGATTATAAAAGATATAAAGGAATTCGCAGTGAAGATAATGATCCTACTATAAGTTTACTTATAGCTGCCGTGAGCGATTTTGTGGCCAACTATACAGGACGTAATTTTCTTAAGTATGCAAACACAGATAAAATTGAATATTTTAACGCGTTAGCTAACCATTATTATATGCCGGAGGAGTTTCCACTACTATCCGTTTCAGAAGTAGCGGTATCAACGGATGGAGGAGTAACTTTTACTACTCTAGTGGAAAATACGGATTATTTTGTAGATACTGATAATGACATGATTATCAGTAATACAGGATATCCAAACTTTGTATACGCCACAAATATTGGCTTCCATAGTGGAAAGATAACTTATCGCGCGGGATATAATACTATACCCAACGATCTAAAAATTGCAGTTTTGGACTTAGTACACTACTATATAAAAGAAGAATATACACCTAGTAAATCTCTTCAAAGTGCAAATGTGCAAAATGCGGTTGTCCTTATTGAAGGTTCTAAGCTACCGCCTCACGTTCGTAGAGTATTAGATAACTATAGAGTTTAGTAATGAAAAAGGAAGTGGAAGGGTTACTTAATAGATTGGAATTAGACTTCCAAGGCTTCGCTAAAGAACTTAGGAACTTAAAATATGTAGTTGATTTGGCCCCTGTCGGGCCAAGACAGAAACAAAAGCTTTTTCAGGAATTTCCCAGAGCTTATTATAAGTCTAATGACTTTCTTGTGTTGTCTAGCCCACAGCAACTACATCGGGCTGAGCAAATCATTGCAAGAAGCAGACAGCAATCTGCAGCTTCTATAGCTCGGAAAGAAGAGTTCGCTTTAGAATTATCTAAGGTGGCTCAGGCTAGATTATCTAATACTATTATACAAAAAACCAAACAATATAAGAAGTACACTTCTCCCGAGGTACGCGCGGATATTAGTGATAGTATTAGAGCGCGCCTAAATAAATTTAAGTTGGTTTACTTAACCGATACCACAGACCCGCAGCATCTAAAGGACCAGCTCTTAACCTCAACAATCAAGGGAATAAGTGACGAAATTAAAAAGACACAAGATTTATTTGGATCGGTTAAAGCACGTGCTGATGATATAGTTTATACTGCAAAAACTGGAAAGATTAGAAATACTACTAGACGTAAAAGGGTTACAGCAAAAAGTAAAAAGAAAGTAAAAACTGAAAAGCAGTATTACGCGCCCGTAGATGAGCCTCGTAAGCTAGCTGCAGCAGTCGATTTTCGTACTATGCTAAATGGCTTACTGCATGATACTATTAAAGATAAGTTTATGGAATCGTCCGGCGCAGCCCCAGATTACAACTATTTACGTTATCAAACTGGTAGATTTGCTAGAAGTGCTAAAGTTTTAGATGTATCGGATAGGCAGGCTGGGTTAACCATTTCGTATAGCTATATGGAATACCCTTACGCCGTGTTTAAAAAATATCCACATGGCCCCGGCAGGAATCCAGAAGGAATCATTTCTGGAGCGATTAGGGAAATCATGCAGAATTATGTTACAAACTTAATAATTAGGAAGGCATAAAGAATGAGTACTAGAACTAGCATAAAAGATGCTTTAGTCGAAAAGTTAAAAGAAATTAACGGCACTGGCAACTATACTGCCAACCTGTATGGTAATGTTAAAGGGAAGCTAGTGTACTGGAATGAAGTACCAGATTTCCCTTTCGTATGTGTTACAGCAGGTAATGAAGTCCGTGAGTACCTTCCAGCGGGGTTTAAATGGGGATTTTTAGAAATACCGATTTGGATTTATGTTAGGGGGGAGAATTCAGACACTCAATTAGAGGATATTATGTCTGATATAGAACGGTTAGTAGATGCTAATAATAACTTGATTTACGACGGGGTACGAAGTACCGAAGAAATCCAACTTTTAAGCCTAACCACAGATGAAGGACTAATGGATCCTCTACGGATTGGAGAAATTTTATTACAGGTAAGATACGAAGTTTAATGGTTAAGACAATGGTCTAAATACATTCTACTAGTATTTAATTTAGGAGACAATAAAATGGCACGTAATTTAACGCGCAATACTCGCGTATTTGTAAGTAACCAGCCTGTGCTGGCAAACTGCACAAACGCAAATACTTGGGAAATTAAGGTACTAGATGGGTACTCATTTTCTCAGGCCACCACTACTGAGGATATTACTATCAGTGAAGCGGGGGCAACACCTATACGTGGACAGAAAACCTTTAACGTGGCTCAAGAGCCGGTTGAAGTCTCTATCTCAACATACATCAGACCATACGACGACGCAACTCACAGCTTAGTAGACGCACCTGAAAGAATTCTTTGGGCTTCTCTAGCTGGTAGGCTAGCCACCGTAACGGATGTGAATGGTAGCATGGTCGAAAATACTCCAGGAAATGGTCTGGCTGTTCTACAGCAAGACGTTGGCACTGGTATGCTAGTAGATTTTGAAGAATCAGATTCTAACGAGCTGGCTAAGCTAACCTTCTGGTTCCACTTAGAAAATAGCACATATCGTGTAGACAATGTAAACATTTCTACAGCTGAAATTGATTTTGCAATTGATGCAATCGCAACAATTGCATGGTCTGGTATGGGTACTGACCTAGTCGAGCTAACTGTTGCTGAGCATGCTACTATAGCCGCATGGCAGCCTGGAACTACTGGATCAGCTCAAGATTATCGTGCCGTTCCTGCGACAACAGCAACCAGCTTCCTACGTAATAAGCTATCAAGTGTTACACTAAAAAATAATTCTGTAGATACTGCGCTAGCAACTGTTTCTGGTACTGCGGATGCCGCATCAACGGATACTGTTCTAGTAGATGCTGCTGTAGATGTCCTGACTCCGTCAGCCTATATTGGCTCTTATCTATATATTCAGCAACTTGGGGAAAGTCGCGTAATCTTGTCCAACACTAATGATACGATAACTGTCGATAGTGCTTTCTCTGCAACAATTAGCGCAGCTGATAACTGGTTTGTTATTCCTGCAAACGCACACGCGGCCCAAACGTATAATATTGCGTTAACCGGGGGTTCCCTAACTATCGAGAATAATATGGAATTCTTGACTCCTGAAGAGCTGGGAGTAGTTAACCGCCCACTGTCCGGCTTCGCCGGATCACGGGCAGTTAATGGCACAATTACTGCCTACCTAGATACTGGACAGTATGGAACTGCGGCTCTAATGAATGATATTCTAGAGGATATTAATTCCGTAACTAATAGTTATAATCTAGTTCTATCAATTGGAGGTACGTCAACTACCCCTAAAAGGGTTGATCTGACTTTAGGTACGGCACAGCTATCTGTTCCATCAGTTAATACTGATGACGTTATTGCGACTGAAATAACGTTTTCAGGACAAGGTTCTGGTGGCCTGATCGAAAATCAAGATGAAGTATTAATTACTTACCATTCTGATTAATCAACTAAATAGGGGTTCAGACAGCTGAACCCCTATTTTACACCGAGAATTTTATGGCAATAGTTATATCATCAAATGTTAGATTAGTGGTTAGTACCACAGACACTACTACTATAAATAATAATACTACTGAGTTAGCAATCTTAAAAGGGATTACTATTCAGGGTGGGACGCAATACAGCTCCTATTCTCGTAGCGGAGTATCAAATGAAAACGGACGCGCGGTACATTCCGTTGTGGACGGAAAAAGTGATGTAACCTTAACTTTTAAGACCCATGTTAAGTCCGCAGTAGACACAAATGTAACACATCCCGAAAAGTTGTTATGGGAGTCACTAACATCCACTGATGTAGTAGAAACCCCCACTTCTTCGTCAGTTACATTTACAAGTAATACTAACCAACTACGAGAACTATACTTTTATATAATATTTGATGATGGAACTTATTATAAAGTTTCAAAGGGCGTAGTAGCGTCTGCAGATATAGGGTTAGATCTAAAAACTCTAACTACTATTACTTGGACAATTAAAGCATTAAGCTATAGCTATAATGGTGCTAATTTAGTGGGTGCAGACCCTTCTGTTAGCTTTATTGAGGCATCGCCAAACTTTGCTAATAGTATTATGTTAGGCGAGTTTCTATTTAATGATACCAGAAAAGAAAGTTGGCATATAGCTCCTGATGGGAGTTTTTTATCTGTGGTTACATACGGCACGCTGCATGATATTAGTACAATAAATACTACTGCAGCTTTCAAATTTTTAGCTGGTTTGATTCTGATTAGAGGGATGGAGTTGTCAGCAGACGGAACGAAGCTATGGGTGGGTAACAACCAGGATCAACTAGTGAAATTTGTGCCGTTGTCAGAGCCATATGATTACACTACTATAGGCTTCCCTTCTGCAACCACCTTCAACCCGGCAGAAATGACACTGATATACGGGGTTAAGACTAATTCAGATGACTCTAAGATGTTTCTTATGGATCAGAATTACACAATCTACCAGTATACTATGAATACCCCGGGAGATATTGCAACTATGTCCTACGACGGAGTTTCATTATCTATTAGTGACATGCCGCAGACTACTAGTAGACAGTACTTCTCATTCACCCCAGACGGTAGTAGACTAATCGTATATGGGGTGGGCATTTTAGGGATAGACTCTCTTTACCGGGTTCAGGTTTATTCTCTAGTAGACTATGACATTACCAATGCCTCTCTACTAGTCACATATGACTTCACAGACGGGACAACTGTTCCTGCTGGCATAGCTGGTTTGATTGAAGGAGGCACCCTAAACCTATATGGAGCACAGCGTGAGCCATTTACGGGAGTAAATCGATTACTGAAACATACAGTAGTAGAAGGTGGTGGTGGTGGTTTAATAGCCCCCAAAACGTTTCAGGATGTAGAGTATTTAGCAACTAAGCTATCTTCCCTAGATATTACTTACAACGGTAGTAGCATTACAGCGGCGTTAGTTAAAGGGCAGCTAACTATTACAAATACCGTGCAGACGGTAGCTAGAACTAAAATAGGGCAGCTGAGGGTTCCGTCTAATCACTATGTTAGAGATAGACAGATAACTTGTCAGTTATCTGTCTATCTGAATAATGATACAGATCATAGTAGTACTATACCAACGCATATTTTAAACTCTACTACGTTGGAAGATTTAAATAGTACGAATCAAGTTATTCTCCATCTAGGAGGGCAAACAGGTAGAGGCAGACTTCAAGTTACTATTCCTGCTGCAAAAATATCACTACTAAACACAACGGTAGGTTATATTAACCTAGTCGATATCAATGTTATACCAACCGAGTCCGTACAAGGTTCGGGAGATGAAATAAGTATAACTTATTTTTAAGGAGAAAAGAAAATGGATCTTAAAAGCTTGATTTCAAGCACAAAAACAATAGAAGTAGAATTTCCTGGTATGGATGGGTTTGTTTTAACCCTAAATTATATCAGTAAAGAAGAAGTTCGTAAGATAACTGAAAAATGCCGCATTATGAAATTCGATAAAAAAACCCGCCAACCTATTGATGGGTTTGATGGGGATTTATTTGTAAAGCTTTATACTGCAAAAGTATTAACTGGTTGGGTTGGTTTGAAGTATAGCTACCTAAAAGAGCTCCTTGTTCTACAAGATTTACCTGACGGGGAGCTAGAATATAGCGAAGAAAATGCCCATACGCTTGTGACTGCCTCTTCTACCTTTGATGAATGGCTAAACGCAACTATGTCAGACGTATCACTTTTCAACAAGGACTCTTAGAGGATGAACTCAGAAATATTGACAACTATCTTGAAAATAATGAGTTAGGCGTTAGTAAAGAAAAATACCTGGAAATCTGCGCAATTACAAAATCAGACCCAGACCCAGAAAAAATCCCTGTAGAGTTTGCGGAGTTATTAACTGATACACAGGTTGCGCTACAAATCTGTGAACTGCTCCCAGAAAAGTGGGACAATGTTAATGGGCGATATGAGGGTAGGGACATAGGCTTAGTACCTATGTACTTAGATATCTTTAGAATAGACAATAGAGTAGATATGTTAATCCTTATCAGTAAAATCAATAATAAAAGTATTGAGATACTAAATAAGCGAGCTAAGAGAATTAAAGGCAATGGCAACCCAGGAAGTAACCCTAAAAATCTTAATAGAAAATAAAGGCGGTAATGCTGCTGTAAAAAATGTACAACAGCTAAATAAAGAGGTACAGAATACCACTAAGCATACTGGTATAGCTGATGCTGCTCGTGATAAGTATGACAAGGGTGTCTCCGGTATGGGGAAGAATGCTACTGCCAACTTTGCAAAGATTTCGCAAGGTATGGGTGGTCTTGTTCACGTTTATGCTACTGTAGCTGCTAACGTATTCGCTCTATCTGCCGCTTATCAGGTACTAAAGCGTAATGCTGACTTAGAAATAATGGCCGACTCCGCGGCGCAGTTAAGTCGTAGTACAGGTACAAACTTTGCGAGCGTTGCACGTTCAATGCAAGCTATTACTGGTGGAGCTATCACTTTTACTGAGGCTATGCGACAAGCTAACTTGGCTATCAGTGGTGGCGCTACTGCGACTCAGGTCCAGCAGATAACTGAAATCGCAAATAAGGCAGCTAATACCCTGGGAGTATCAGTACCTGAAGCTGTTGGTCGTATGATACAAGCGGTTACGAAAGGCGAACCCGAACTAGTTGACGAATTAGGTATTATTCTTCGAGTAACTAAAGCGACCGAAGAATATGCCGATAAGTTAGGTAAAACTACAGCTCATCTGACTACGTTTGAGAAACAACAAGCGATAATGAATCAGCTGATTTCTCAAGGTACAGAAAAGTTTGGTGACGTTGCGAAAGCAACCAACCCATACGAAAGACTATCTGCACAATTTTCTACACTTACTAGAGAATTGATCTCAGTAGTTTCTGGGCCTCTAGGTTCCGTAGCGGAAGTAATTAGTGGGAATATGGTACTAATGTATACCGGATTCGGTATAGTAGCACACTCTCTATCTAAACTAATACTACCTAGCATGTTAAGCGTGAGTGAAGAACTCAATACTCTTGCCACTAAACATACTAAAGCCGCTACAGCGGCAATGGATAAGTATAGTTCTAGCGCACAGGCTGCAGACAGAGCCTTATCTGATCTTGTGAAGAAACAGGCGGCAGCTAAAAAGTTTACAGAGTTAAAGGAAGGGAATGCATCAGCGTCTGAAGGCTTAGGGAATATATTCAAAAAGGACCTAGATTCGAATGAGCTATTATCTACCCTTAATAAAGGCAAAGGTATTGGGTACCTGTTTAATGATATAATCACCAAAGGGGCAAAAAATGCTGATATCTATGCTGCATTGAAAAAAGCTAATGTATTACCTAGACTAAAACGAGCAATTGAGAGAGAATTAGCAGGCGATCAGGGCAGCTCTATATTTGCTAAAGGCACTACTGAGCAGACCAAGGCAGTTTTATTAGACTCTATAGATAGTATTCTTGACCTTGAGGCTGCCGAGACTGGGTTGGCTGACCTAAGAAAGAAAGCAGAGGTTGAGGTTGAAAACCGTCGCCGAGCAAATATTGCTATGTCTAAGGCAGAAGCCGCCCAAGCTGTCACCACAGGTAGAACAGCTGTACTATCCAACAATCGCCTTCGTGATACTTTCAAAGTCTTAGGTAATGCAATATCAGAAGTTAATGCGAAGTATAAAGCCCTAGGAGTAGCCGGCACTACTTCATTAACTGGACTAAACAGAACAACCGAACTAGTTACACGAAAAACCCAGCAGATCGGGGCAAATATTAGCTTAGTTGCGACCTCTGCGTTTAAGGGGGTAAGTGGACTTATTAGTAAACTAATTCCCTTTATTGGAACGTTAACCTTTGCGTTTGAAGGGCTAAAAAGTATTGCCTCCGCTGTAGGCTTACTTAATGAAGAATTTTTAGCAAATTCTAACGCTTTGCGTGAAGTTCAAAAAGAAACTAAGGAAAGTGTAGAACTATTTAAAGACTTAACCACAGAGTTAAGAGCTGTGCCAGATACAGCTTCTAAAGTTGTAGCGCAGTTTGAAAAAGTTAATAATGTAGCTCAGGGTTTTACTGCGCATATTACAGACTTATTAGAGAAGTTAAAATACTCTGACCAGGTGGGCTTCTTCACAAACCTACTTTCTGGGTTCTCTCGAGGTGCCGAGAGAGAAGCTGGGATTGAAACCCTTATCCAAGGGATGCAAGAGTTACACAGTGTAACGAAAGAGCCAGCTAAAGTAACTATTACTGGATTTGCTTTCGCAGACGCGGAAATAAAGCGTATGAAAGAGAGAGTCCAGGAAATCAACAGCCAAATAGCCGATGGAGTTGCAGCGGGTCCACGCTTTCATTTAGAGAGGGAAAGGGATAATTTAACTTCTATTCTAAAAGATGATAAATATTGGAATAAAGTTATTGGACAGGGTGTTACAATTGACTTCTCTAGGCCAAAAGCGCAGTTACAAAAAGAGCTGGAGAATATTTTTGATAATCCCGCTCTTCGTCAAGGACTAAGAGAAGCATTACCTAGCCTGATGGAAGCAATGACGGAACCGGGCGCTAAACGCGCCTCTGCCGCCAAAGCGATAGAGAATGAGGTAGAGAAGGTTAATTCTACTATTTCCGGAGTTCTTCAAAAGACTGCAAGTAAGCAAACAATCTCTGTAGATACTTATATTCAGTTTAGAGATGCCTTATCTAATATTGGTAAGGAAGCTAAAGTATTAGCAGATTCTGGTAAGTTCGAGAGAATAAAGAAATTAACCAATAGCTTGTCTAAAGGATTTCTAGAGGCTTCTGGCTTAAGCGGACTAGAAGGAGAGCAAATAGTTGAGCATTTAGGGGAACGTGTCAAGGTGATGGATACGTACATTGATCGCCTTGAAAACACAAAAACTGCCCAATCTCAATTAGCTGCTATTAAAGATATATTTGAGCTACAGAAAGGTGGCGAAGACCTAACCTACTTAGGTCAAATTCATACTTTAGAGAAAGACCAGCTACGATTGAAAATAGAAGAGAAAGAAGCCGAAATTGCGATTGCAGAAGAGGCTAAGAAAGAATTAGGCGTTAAGACTGGACAGCTAAAAAAACAAGACGCTATTATAGATGCGGCAAAACACGAGATCGATCTGTACACAGAACAATTGAGACGTAAAAAAGATATTCTAGTAGAGATCGAGGAAGCTTTAATTCGTAACCAACGCACTACTGATATTATAAAGGCTCAAAATGATCTCATAGGTAAGCAGCTTAGTGCACAGAGAGCTTTACAAGCTCTAGGAGAACAAAACTCTCTATCACTCGGAGTATCTTTAGAATCTAAGAAATTAGAAGCTACGCTATTAGACAGACAGTTAGCTACCCAGACGAAATTGCTTGATAAAGAAATTGATCGATTAAAGCTTAATAAAAGGAAGCTTCTTGAAAGCGAAGAGTATAACTCGGAAGAAGAGTTTAATTTACATTTGGCTAGCTTACGCGTAGAAAAAGAAATGCTCCTTATAAAGCATAAGGAAGATGAGCTAAGGCTAACGCGTGAGATTTTCGATACTAATAACCGCCTATTAAGCCAAGCAAATGGGTTCTCTAACTCTTTTGCTAGAGTTTTTGATGGTGCCTTTTGGTCGGATGTTTCTACTGAGTTTCGTTATATTGCCGATGAAATGGCAAGGCAAACTAATTCAGTTAAAACTATGGCTGGTATTGTTAAAAGTGGAATCGAAGGTGCTGTAAGTACCTGGGTAGATGCTTTAATCAACGATACTTGGGAAGGCAAGGATGACGGAGTTAGTAGGGCTAAAGCGGTAATAGAAGCTTCTAAATCAGCTCTACGAGAATCTATTGGTACAGCTATTAAGGAAAATATGGTTCAGGCTATTAGTANAATGATTGGCGGGCAGTCTAGTTTAACTGCTGCTAACTATACTTTAACAGCAGCAGTTAATAATTTAGCCTATATAATGCTAANTTCTGGGGGTGGTGGAAGTTCCGCCGCCGGAGTTATCGCATCTTTAGGGCCACTCTTTGCCGGAGGCGGCAGTGGCGGAGGAACTGGAGTTCCTAACTATGCCGATTTTAGTGGTGTAGACTTAACTTTAAGGGCAAACGGAGGTTTAGTACACAGACCAGAAATTGCGATGATAGGTGAAGGTAAAAACTCCGAAGCCGTCGTGCCCCTTCCTGATAATCGTTCTATACCTGTTAGGTTTGAACAAACTCCAGATAGCGGGCAGACCGTTAATATAAGTAACTCGTATGACTTCCGTGGAGCGGACCCAAGTAGTGAAGCTCGACTAAGGCAGTACGCTGAGCAAATCAAGGCAGATACCATTAGACAAATTACTAGTGATATTAACCGAGGAGGCCAGATGGCTAAAACAGTAGGTAGACGATAATGGCAATTTTAAATTTCCCAAATGTTATTCCCAGCAGTATTCAATTTGGGATTAGATTTAATACCCAGATTAATGTCAGTCCTCTATCGGGCTCCGTTCAAACGGTTGAGATACCTGGAGCCCGATGGGTAGCGGAGTTAAGCTTTGCCGACTTAGAGCCTGCGGAAGTACGGTTACTAGCTGCCTTTATAGCCCAATTAAGGGGGGCTAGTGGTAGATTTTATTTACGTGATTTGTCTCATCCTACCCCTCTAGGCTCTCCTCTCGGGAGTATACCAGTTGTACAAGGTGCCGGACAAACCGGCACCTCATTAACTACGTCTGGTTGGACAGCTAATACAGTAGGACTATTAAAAGCTGGAGACTATATAGAAATAGAAGGCAATGAGTTAAAGATTCTAACTGCAGACGTTACTTCGGATATTAATGGTGACGCTACTATAACTTTCTCCCCGCCGTTACGAAATTCACCTTCAGATTTATCCGCAATAAATATCGATACTCCTAAAACAGTAATGTTGCTAGATAATGATGATAACTCCTGGGCTACTGATAACCCAGGACTAATTGCTAATATGCGATTAAGTTGTGCCGAGGCATTTTAAATGAGAGATATAGACGCTACCACTAATACTGAGGTTACTACTTCTAGCTCGTTACGAGTAGTGCCTATACTTTATTTAAACTTTTTCGATACCATTGGACAACAAGTGGTAGAGAAATACTACTCTGGATCGTCAGTGGATTTAACCGTTACCGGTTCGACCATTATGCCAAACGGGGTTTATGAAGGGGTGGGAGGTATATCTTCAGTCACTGCTATACAGGAGACTTCTGATTTACAAGCACCTCAACTAACCGTTGAGTTAAATGGTATAGACACTACCTATATTGCCCAGGTTTTAGCTTTGCAATATTTTGGTAGGGAGGCGAAATTAGCCCTAACAGTTTTAGATGAAAATTTTGATACTATAGGCGACGTTGTCCTTCTATTTAAGGGATTCATGTCTAAGTTAACAGCGGATATTGAAAAAGATGCAAAAGTAACTGTGATAATAGAATCTATTTTAGCGGACTGGGAAAGACCTAGGGTTAAACGGTATAATGATAATACACAACGGCTAATTGATCCAACGGATAAGGGGTTTGTGCGTGTAGAAGAGTTAATAAATAAAGAGGTTGTATGGCGCGGATAGAAAATTGGGAGGTTAAGCTTCAGGAAGCTTTAGATAGAACCTCTCAAGTTAAGTTTGAATACGGAACAGCTGATTGTACAACTTGGTCTGCTATGATCGTCAAATCTTATACTGATTTAGAATGGGAAGCTACTTGGACGAACGAAACAGAAGCATTAAAGCAACAAAAAGACGAGCCTATGGAAGATCAAGTTTCCAAGGTTCTAAAAAAGAGTCCTCGAAGCTTAATTTCGCAAACAAAGCGAGGAGATGTCGTACAAAAAGGTACTGGAATGAAGGCCGCCCTAGGGATATTCGTAGGGCAAGGAAAAGTAGCCTTTGTTACGAAGCTGAACGGGTTGACATATATACCCTTAACAGAATGTACTTATAGTTGGGAGATATAAAATGCCTTTTCAAGCGGCCTTAATCCTAAGTGGTTACTTTGGGGTCACAAATCTATTTTTACAAGGGCTACTGCTTGTAGTTGCTGGTACTATAGATGCTATGATAATCGGGTCTATTTTAGCACCTGATCAAAGTAAAGCTATCGGCCAAACTACACTAGTAATTAAATCTGCCTCGGAACCACATAAGATCGTTTATGGTCGCACTATGGGAGGTGGAACATTAGTATTACTGGATGTACTAGATGATTATAGACTAACGGTACCTTATGCCGCTGAGCGGCTTATAGAAACAAGAGAGCCTGGCAAGGTTTTACATATGGCTTTCGCTATGGCGGCCCATGAGATTTCTGAAGTAGAACAAGTCTATATCGGGGATGAGCTAGTGTACGATCTATCTCCTGCTGGGCTACGTATGATTAATGCTAAGTACAAAGGGTTAATCGAACTCGAAGTTAAACGTGGGGAGCCTAACCAAGTATCAAGTGAATATATCTTAGCTCAACTAAATCACCACTACTACGGAAATACCTTAGCAGATTCCCAATACCCAATATATTATTCTGCTTGGGGAGTTAGTGCAGTTTCTGGAAATCAAATAACAATCAATACTAATGCTAGAAACACAGAAACGCACCCAAATCCGTTAGCGTGGACAACCTATGCTGACGATAATGGTAATGGAGAGGCTACAGGACTATTTATTGGTACTTATGCTTTTACTAAAGCACAAGCACCTGCTAAAACAATTCCAGTTGGTGGTATCCCTTGGTCTGCGTCACATAAGCTGACCAATACTGCCTATCTATATCTACGTTTTAGATATGACTCAGACGTATATGACAGTGGTATCCCAAAAGTACGAGCTGTTATAAAAGGAAAGAAGGTTTACGATCCGCGACGTTCAGTTGAACAGTTAGGCTTTACACCTGTAGATCGAGGTAGCTGGACTACCGGAGCAACTTATAATTTTCACGATATGGTTACTCTACCAGATGGTACTAATCGTAAATATTGGCTAAATATTCCTTCTTATACTGCTGAAGCTTTTTCTACAGAAGTTTTCAAAAACCGCTTTATTGATAATGCTAACTGGGAACCTATACATGAGCCTTTAAACTCTTATTCATGGGAATGGAGTGATAACTGGGCTCTGTGTCTTAGAGACTACCTAACAAGTGGTAATTACTATTCTCGCACATCAGCAACAGATAATAACCTATATGGGGTTGGAGTCGCGGCTGCTGAGATTGATGATCTAAATGTCAGCGATACCGCTAATATTGCAGATGAAATCGTATATTATGATACGGGTCACACAATTGTATCGGAGGCTTGGGAAGCACCGTACTTAACCTTCAATCTAGGTAACGATGTAACAAATATATTCGTTGCAGGTGAAAATGTTGAGTTGGCGGGTATGAGTGAGTTCTTAGAGGAAGCTATCCGTACAGGTACTATTGCTATAAGACCAACCGCTGAACTAGGAATTGAGGCGTTTTATATCAAATCTCGTGCTACTATTCATTCGACCGAGTATTTACCTAACTCTTACCAAACAGCGATAAAAGTTAAACTACCTCGTCAAATTAGTACTGTTGTTGGAACAACTGTGCGTGTGTACGCTAGAAAGTTTACGGTTAACGGGGTTATAGATACTGGTAATTCACCTCTGAGTAATGTTGAGCACCTACTAGCATGTGGCGCAGCTGTACTACCGTACGTCCAGGGAATATATAAGTTCCAGCCGGGAGTTTATGTAGACCCCAATATTGACAATATTACTATAACTGATGACTTTTTAGCGGGAGCTTTAAATATCTCCGGGTCTTTAGGGGCCCAAAATGTTATTAATACGGTTACAGGTACTTATAGTAGTATTGCAGATTTAGGGGAAGAGACTGATTTCTATAAGCAAAGTTCCCCTGTGTATATAGCGGAAGATGGGGGCTATGAGCTAACCCAAAGTGTAACATATCCATTAGTTACGAGTAACTTTACTGCTCAGAGATTAGCGCGCTTATCACTACAAAGAGCAAGAAAGCAAGTTTCCGCTACACTATTATGTAATTTAAAAGCTCTAAACCTATCTGTGGGTAGTACTGTAAAGTTAACTATTCCAAGGGTGGGATGGGTAGACAAAGTATTCTCTATAGTATCTTGGTCTTTACAAGATAGCCAAATATCAATAGGTATTCGAGAAGAAGATCCATTAGCATATAGTTGGGTATCAGCCGATTTAGTACCTTTACCATTTAAGCCAGCTACTGAGTTTGATCATAGGCCAGACCTAACCAATATTTCGAACTTAGTTGCGACTTCCGGAACTGCCAGCTTAAAACAGTTAGCCGATGGAACAATTGTTCCACAAGTGCTGCTTACTTGGACGCCTCCAGCTGTAAGTGATGAGTTCTCCAGCTTAAATACACAGTTGGAGTTACAAGTTACTAATGTGACAGACCCTAACGAGTCGAAGACTATGCTTGTGCGAGATATATATCAAGGTAGTCTATATCTTACTAATGTAAAAGAAGATGATCTACTGCAGATACGCGGCAGAATAATTCCTACCGCTTCAAATTCATCGATAGATGAAGTTGACTATACAGACATAGTATTCCATATAGTAGTTGGAAAGTCCCAACCACCAGCTGATGTTAGTAACTTTACCTCAGTAATAAGCGAAGATATGTTAGTCTTTTCATGGGATATTAACACGGAAATAGACTTTAGCCACTATGAGATTAGGAAGGGCCCGTCTTGGGAAAGTGAGATTCGTGTCGACGTTACTGATTCGACAGAGTATATTTTAACTGGAGGAACAACAGGTACAGAGACGTATTATGTGAAGGCTATAGATACTAGCGGTAATCCTTCAACTAATGCAGCTAGTACAGTTGTTACTATTTCTGCCCCAAGCCCAATTAGTGGGATTACAGTTACACCGCTTGATAGCTCAATAAATATCTCATGGCCGGAAACTGTAGCTGGTAGTTTCTCTCTCGCGGGTTATATTATTAAACATGGGGCAGAGTGGGGTACTGGTATTCCTGTTACTACGACTAAGTCCACGGAGTATAATATTATTGCCCCTTGGTTAGGTTCAAGACAGTATATGATTAGGGCCGTAGATATCTATGGTAATAAGTCAGCTGAAGTAAGTACCACAATTGTGAAAACAGCACCTTCAGCCCCAATTATTAGCCCACATAGCTTTATTACGGATAGGGTAGAGTTTACATGGACAGGGGTTCCAGGAACGTTCCCAATTAACTCGTATGAAATTAGGTACGATGATGGATCGGGGATATTTGACGATGCAACTCCGTTAATGATTACCCGTACGGATGCTTTTAGCAGAAAAGTTGATTGGGGTGGAACAAGAAGATTTTGGGTAATGCCTATAGATACCATTGGTAATCAAGGTACACCAAGTACTGAAACAATTGTGGTTCAGCCACCGAATACGCCTTCTGTACCAACCCCACAAGTAATAGATAATAACGTACTGCTACGTTGGAATGACTCAGCTAATACACTACCGATTCTTCACTATGAAGTTCGTAAGGGAGCAACCTATGGTTCTTCTACATTAATTGGTAATATTGCTGGATTGTTCTCGGCAATATTTGAGGTAGAGTCTGGGCAGTATACTTATTGGATAACTGCTATTGATACGGCCGGTACTCCTGGAGTCTCCGCATCTGTATTAGCGGAAGTAGCCGAGCCGCCAGATTATCTCTTACGCGCAAATGTTACGGATGACTTTACTATTATTGATACATCATGGATTAGTAGAAATCTAGTCAATGCGCAAGTGCGGTCAGATGGAGCATTGCTACTACCAGTTGATACTTCAGAAACATGGAGTACACATTATACCGGAAATTCTTGGACTACTCCACAAAATCAGATTGACGCACTTTTCCCGATATATGCTCAACCGACACCTGCGAGTGGTACTTATGAAGTCATTTTTGATTATGAGCAAGTACTAACTAATATGTCAGTAACTTTAGAGTTACAGACAGAAGTAGTTGCGGGAGATGGGGTACTATCTAGTACTATTGCAGTCTCGGATAATAATATTACGTATACCCCGTTCCCAATTAATCAAACCAGAGTATATACTACATCTGTAAGGTATGTAAAGGTAACCTTAGAAGTATCTTCTTCTCCTGCAGATACAGATATAATAAAGGTCACCCAGTTGGGAATTAGACTAGATATTAAGGAGAAAAGTGATGCTGGTAGCGGAACTGCTTTAGCTTCGGATGTTGGTGGTACTACGGTTAATTTTAATAAGGCTTTTGTGGATATTTCTTCTATAGTTGTAACCCCACAAATATCGGATACCCCTAATGACCCGAAGGATATTATCGCAGTATATGACTTTGTAGACAGTCCGTCTCCCACAACCTTCAGTGTATATTTATTCCGCGCAAGTACAGGCGCTAGAGTTGACGGTCCATTTTCATGGGCTGTAAGAGGATCATAATTTTATGGCAAACGCTAACTGGTTGAACCCTACAACCTCAAGTAATTATCTAACCTTTCCCGGTGAGATTAAAGATAGGGATGAAGATTTAGCTACTATGTTTGACGGTAGCACAGCTACTAATCTCCCTACTAATACGATTCGTTGGAGCTCAACTAATAGTAGGTTTGAAAAGTGGAATGATACAGTTTGGGGGGTCTTAGATACTGAGTATGCTATAAATGTTACTACCTTTGGTGGCCTCGGGGTTACTGGGTTTCTGCGATTAGGTGCCGGGCTAGGCGATCAGACGGCACAAAGCCGTCTGATCGTAGATACGGATGATATAAGCCCGTTATACATTAAGGGCGGAAGCTCAAATGGAGCCTTTATCAGTTTATTCGCGGACTCTGCAGCTCAAACTACTCGAAGTGGAGCCGTAGGGTTTTTATCAGCAGGGGTTAGAAGCTTAATTATTCAAAACGACTCAGCGGCTGGGAATATTCAGCTATTTGGTAGTGGCACTAATATTATAACTAGTACAGGTGCTGCAACAACTACACTGATCGAATGTGGTTCGGGGGAGCTGCGTATTAGTAATAACACTGCCGCCTTAACAGATACTACTATGGTAAGTTTCTTATCATTTGAGCGAAATGGTACTAGACGCGGTCTTGTTGGTTATGACTCTGCAGTCTCTACAACCCTTAACGTAGGTAACGAGATTGATGGTGGTCGGATTGAGTTTAATAGCAAGTATGTGGGTACAACATTTACCCTTATTGAAATGAGGACGGCAGAGGTCGTCTTGCGCAACGCATCTACTGATCGACTTCGTACGACTGGAAATGGGGTGTTCATAAACGGAATTAGCTCGGCCGTCTCCCATAGCTCTACTTCTTATTCTAGCGCTCTTTCTATGTTTTTAACGCACTTAATAAGTCCGTTGTCAAATCAAGGTGCTAGTAGTCAGTTATGGATGCGTTCGTCAGACAAAGCTCTACTGCTTAGGGATGATACGGGAGTAGATAGAGTAATTAGAGCAGCTCCAGTAGATAAACATATTTCAATGGGTTGTATATACCGTCAAACAGGGCAGCTAAATAGTCAGTTATTTTATCGATTAGCTTTAGAGAATACTGTGACGGAAGACACGTGGACTACTGTAGGGCCTACTAACTCCGGGGCGACCGTAATTTGGCAAGGAATGGATGTTATACCTGCGGGGGCCACTGGGGTCCTTGTTGACCTGTTTATGGAAGTAAGTTCTAACAATACTGTCACTGTTGCCTCTGCTGGTATTAGAGTGAAACCAGAGACATATGCAGAAGCGGATACATTTGAAGGGCAAGCTATAGGATATGTTACTGCGGGTAACATTGGTAATACGGGTGATAATAATATTAGCGGTTATATGTCTCAAAGTATTATTCCGCTTAACTCAAATGGTGATCTTACTTTTCAAGTACGCTGGTTCGGCGATAACGTGGGTAATGTTTTAGACCTACATTTAATGTATAGAGGCTACACAATGTAGCTAAAGGAAATAAGTAAAATGGAAATTAGTAAAATAATCGATGGTGTTACGGCACTGCAAAAAATTAACCAACATACCGTAAAAGTAAGTGTTGCGTTAGATATTCTACGAAATATTGAAGAGTGTAATAAGGTGGTAGATTTATTTGAGTCTCGTCGTAGCGAGATTATAAAACCTTTGGGAGACAACCCAGAGAAAGCAAGTAAAGATCTACAGGAAGCTGCGGTAAATCAACTTAATAACCTATTAACAGAAGACGTTGAGATACATATTAAACCAATACCTTTATCCTCTTTAGAGAACATTGAGTTATCGGCCGCTGAGGTATCCACTATTCGATGGATTATTAACGAAGATGCCTAATAAGGAGAACCAATAATGGGACTTAAAGATTTAAACACAACCCCGCCAGAGGTATTGACCTACGACCATATTTTCTTAGAGTTCTTAAGTATGACCCAAGAAAAGCGCGTAACTGATATCGACCCACCTGTATATAAGGTAGAGATAGCTTATAGACGATATGCTATTGATCTACAGGGCAAGAGACACTACGAAGGGGTTACTAGAACAATGGCATTTCCCGACTTCTATACTCTAGCAGCAGAAAAGGCTGTAGCCGGTAAGCTAGGCCCCCAGAACGCACTAACGGCAATACAGTCCGCCTTCGCGGTTCTGTTGCAGGATGAAGAAGGTCTAAATATAGTAGAGGTATAATATGAATAAGTTTGGTAAAACTTCTAGTGAGAGATTAAAAACCTGTGATATTCAATTACAGGCTCTATTCAGTGAGGTTGTGAAAACTTACGATTGTAGTATCCTCGTGGGCCATCGCACCCAGTCGGAGCAACAAGCCGCCTTCGCGGCTAAACGCTCTAAGGTCCAGTGGCCAGACTCTAAGCATAATTCGACTCCATCGAAGGCTGTCGACGTTGCCCCTTATCCAATTGATTGGGGGGAAACAGGAACCGAAGCAGAAAAACGGAAAGCTATTGCTCGATTCTATCATTTTGCCGGATTTGTAAAAGCGAAAGCTGAAATATTTGGTATTAAAGTAAGGTGGGGTGGAGATTGGGATAGTGATCTGGATTTTTCAGATCAAAACTTTGACGACCTCCCACACTGGGAGTTGATTGATGACAGTTAAAGAGTTTGCGGAAAATCTAAACCTTTTACGGATAATCCCTAGAATACTAGTGCTAGCTGCAACTGTGTATGTTGGTGTAGTATCTTGGGATTTAATACAGTGGTATATGCTACTAGAGATTAGAACAGTGGAGGAATCCGGTTTTGTATTTGGTACTATAGGTGCTTTAACTACAATCCTTAAGTTCATGATAGATACATATATTAGGTCAGGGAATACAGAATAATGTTACCACTACTAGCAAAAGCTAAAGTACTGCCGTACGGAAAAATTGCGGTACTACTATTATTATTGGGGTTCGGCGCAACCATTTATATTTACGATACCAAGTTAACAAATACCCGCGAAGAATTAGTAC